TGCTGCTTTTACTGTTTGTCCAATAGGTAATAAAGTTGTAACATCTGCTATACTACCAGTTATCTCTCCTATTGATTGTGCTGTACCTCCATCAGGATCAAAGTATGGGCCATATTCTTCCATTAAATCCCTTTCTCTTTTACGAAGAATCATATTTTTTCTTTCTTCTATACTAGCTTCATCAAAGCCTTCTCCATAAACAGCTTCAGGAGTATGATATTGAAAACCTTTATCTAAACTAATACTAAATTGACCTAAAGGTATGTTTCTTTCAAGTACATCACTTACATAACCAACAAAGTTATTTTGTTTATCATAGCCATACATAAATTGAGTAAAAGTATCATCAGTTTTTGTTCTAATTAACTTTTTATTAACAATTCTATCGCCTGGATTTGCTTGTAAATTTTGTAAATTAATAGATTTATTTATTCTTTCTTGTGTAAGTTTTTCTCCCAAATTAACACTATCTTCTTTGTTAGAAAACTTCCTAATAAGTTTTTTATTTTTTATTTGATCTCCTGGCAAAACTCCTAGTTCACGAAGTCTTGGTGAGTTTTGTATTCTTTCTAATGTTATTGTTTCTGACATATTAATCTTCAGTTATATCTGCATCTTGGTCTACTCCAGGTTGAGCAGACTCTTGATTTTGATTATTAATTGATAATTTTCCTGTTGCTAGTCTTTTTGCTGCTGCTCTCAATGCAGTAACAGGGGCTGTATAATCTCCTCTATTAACCAAAGCTATAGCTTCTAAAGCAATTAAATCATCAATTTCTTCGACATTAAAAAAAGTTGAAGATTTACCTGCAATAGTATTTATATCTTCAGCAAAATCTTTATTAATATCTTTAAGTCCTTTTATAGAATCTTTAAAAATTCTTGATTGCTCTTTAGATTGCTGAATAGGTTTACCTATTTTAGTTTCTTTTTGTAATTTTTCTATTTCAGCAGCAGTTTTTTGTAAACCAAGATTAGCAACAATATTTTCTAGGTCTTGTTTTTGTAAATCTGTGCCTACTTTTTGTCCTGCAGTTATTGCTCTACCAAATTGACCTGCTAAACCTTCACCAGGTTGTCTAGGTTTTAGTAATTCTAAACTACCTTGTAGTATAGCTGCATTAATTAACTGTTTATTACTTTGATCTATTCCTGGAAACACAGTACCTAAAACATCTCCAAATATATTTGAACTTGTAGGTTGTTGTGTTGGGATTTGTGTATTTGTTTGCATAGCTGGTTGCATAGCTGGTTGCATTACAGGCATTGATGATCCTGCGTTAGCATCAGATATTAAACCTGGTCTATTATTTGTTGTAGTAGATAACATTCCACCAGGATTTAATGAAGGATTATTTTGTATCATTTGAGCAACAGCAGCAGCATTTTGTGGCTGCATATCTATATTTCTTGCAGTTCCCCTGTTTCTAAAAACAGGATTACTTATAATACTTTCATATCTTCTTAAATCTAATGCTAATTGTTCTTCTTGTGTTAAAGGTTTTTTTGCCATTATGAGAATAACCCTCCTAGTAATGCACCACCTAAATTGTAGGGGTTAAATGCTCCTAATCCTGAACCAGCTAAAACTCCTGGTATTTGTGGCCCTGCTGTACCAATAGCTGTTTGAAATAAACTTGGCATAGCTCCTGCAAAAGTAGCTTTAGGTGCTAATACACTTGCTAAACCTGCACCACCTAATGCACCAGCTAAACCACCTGTTTGCCCACCTGGAGCTGTAGTTGTTTGTGTGCCTGGTAATATAGTACCTGCTGCAATATTAGCATATCTGTCTAATGCTCTACCTGGAGCTTCTTGTTCAAATGCAAATCTTTGCATAGCTTCTGTAATAGGTTGCTGTGCTCTTGCTGTTCGAGCTGCTGCAATATTAGCTAATGTAGTTGATGGTTGCATTAAAGTAGACATAGCCTGTGGAGCTAACCCTAATCCTCTACCTTGTGCAGTTAAAGTTTGCCCATAAACATCACCATATAACCTAGATGCAACATCTGATTGTTTAGTTAATAAATCTTTTATGACTTCAGATTCTAGTATACCTTGTCGAGTTCCACCAAGCTGTCCTGCTCCTATAGAATCTCTACGAGTTTGTTGAAGTAATCTTGAAGCACTTTCTTCCATTGGGCTTAAAGCTGCTCTTAAAGATTCTTGTAATAGAGGATCGGAGAATCTTTGTGCTGGGCTCATTAACTGTTCTTCTAAAGAAGGAAGTATAGAACCAGCTATACTAGTTTGTGGCCCTAAAGCTGCTTGTTCTGCAAGTTGTTCTGCTTGAAAAGTTAAATCACTAGGAGTAGCATAAGTTTGCCCTGGGAAAAACTGTTGTACTGGTAGGTTTTGTGCTTTTGCATATAAATCTAATAGATAGGGTTGTTGCCCTGCCCATGGATCTGCTTTTTGTGTTGTAGTGTTGCTTCCACTTCCTTTACTCATAATGTACCTCTAATGTATTGTTGTGAGTTCTTTTACGAGAACTGTGTATGCGTTTTCATACCCAAATTTCTCTAGTTTCTTTATAAATCCTTTGCGACAAACTGTTTCCATTGCTACGCAACCATTTTCTAATGCCCATTCTTCTAAGGTATTTAGTAATTCTTCTACCCATAAGTCTAGGTCTTGTCCACCTAGAGTAACTATTCTGCAAGTAGTCTTTCTAGGATATTCTATAATTTCTGTAGTAAGCACCGAGATAATCTCTCTATCTTCATCAAAAACTAACCACAGTTGCATACGAGCTTCTGATAATCTTTTATAAATATCCATAACAGACATTTCATCTCTACTTTTACCATTACCCATTTCTATATAAGGTTCGCAGTCTTCCCAAACCTCATTGATTCTATCTGATGGTATTCCTGATATATATAAGCTCACCCTAGTTTCACCCAACTTCCTGCTGCATTTCTAAAGTATATTCCTTCTGCACTTCCTGGATTAAAATTAGAACCATCTGCATATACTATATCTCCTTGCTTTATTCTGCTTGGAGCTACATTTTTAACTGGTATAAAGCTAGTAGGGTTTTCTTCTAATGCTGCTTGTATTTTCTGAAATTCTTGTAATAAATATTGTGGTAAATCTTCAGGATTATCAGGTACTGGATTAGGTGTATATTTAGGTGCTTGTGACATTATTTATTTCTAAGTTTTTTTCTTTTTTTCTCAAGAAGAGCCTTATCTTCTTTCCTTAATTTTTTTAATAATTCTTCGTTTTTAAATATTTCCATGAAAGATTTTTCAGGAAGTTTTACTCCTTTGCTTTTTAAATAATCATCTCTTAGTTTTGTTCTTAACTTAGAACCAGCATCTTTTTTCCCTGTATAAAGACCTATATTTTTTGGTCTAAAAGCTTCTTTTGCTTTTCTTTCATCTAAAAATCTTCTAAATCTATTTTTTAAATTAGACATTTAGCGTTCTCCTATTACCTCATATTCTATATCATATCCGTTTAATTCAAAAGTTGTAGCTGTTGTGTTTTGAAACTTAATAGCTATGTATTTACCTGTGGCTCTAGCATCTACTTTATTCTGTGTGTCAGGGTTTATGCTTTGTTGTGTTTTGTAAGTATATGTGCCATCAGGGGTCATAGAACTTCCTACAAATACTTCAGCAGAACCTGTGCTAGAAAACCTTGGAGTAATCTTTCTTACTTGTTTTACAGTATTAGTATTACCATCGAGGGTTAATCCTTTTCTCTCTAAGATCATAGTAAAATCAGCTCCTGCAAAATCAAACCCATTATCTCCTCTATAGAGTTTAGTATCTCCTGTGCTAGACATTAAGATACTGGTTTCTGTAGGATTAAAGTTTCTTTGACCCCAATTATCTGTTGTACTGTAGGCTTCCCAACTTTGTGATTGACCTGACCATACAACTGCTGATGCACCAGGATTTACTATACCTGTTGCTATATGTAAAATATCAGGTAAATCTCTAAAACTAAAAGCATTTGCCTCGTAATTCCATATTAATGCTTTATTGCAATAAGTAGAACCTACTGTTGGATAAGATACCCATATTTCATTTTTTTGTTTGTTATGTGTTACAAATATGTTTGCATAATTAGTGCTATCTATTTCTTCAAATAAAGTTCTTTTAATTACATTAGAAGCTACTGATTCTTTAGATACTCCATTATGGACAATAAGATCACCATTGGTTACTACAAAG